AAGGAATCAGGCATCGTCACCGGCTACCGTCGCCTGTGCGCCCACGACCGCCGTACCTGCGCCGCCTGCATCATGGATGAGGGCCACGTCTACGATTTGGATGAAGAGATGCCGGAACATCCAAACGGCAGATGCGCCACGATTCCCGTCGTCAAGGGCGCGCCGCCGACCGAATGGCTCAAGGGCGAAGAGTGGTTTGAACAGCAGGATGCCGCCGTGCAGCAGGACATTTTGGGAAAGGGCCATTACGAGGGCTGGAAGAACGGGCAATTTGCGCTACAGGATGTCGTCAAGGTAACGCCCAATAGTACATGGGGGCCAAGTCTGGGCGTAACGCCGCTCAAGGAACTGGCGGGGCAGGCCGGGCGGGTAGCGTTGCCGCCGGTATCGTTGCAGCCCACGCCGCCGCCTTACAACCTTAGCGATGGCACGCGGGTTCGCAATGCTTTTGTGGAGAGTGTCAAGAACGTTGGGCAGGAACGGCAATTGACGCTCGGACTAATTGACCAGCATACCGATACGATCGAAGCCTTGATCGCACAGCAGCAGGCAGAGATGGCAAACGCGCCGGGTGGCTGGTCGGATGAGGTTTACGAACGCTACAAAGCATTGACCAAGCCATTGCAGGAAAAGCGCAATTTGCTTTACGAGAAGATAGATGACCTGGAGGGCCAACCGCACGAATTTTTGGCAAAAGCCGCCGCCGTTGACCGCAAGGACGCCATTAAGATTGACCCGCAATTTCAGGCTAAGTTTTTTGGTGGATTTGACAAAAATAAGGATGTAAAGCGACACGTGAACGAAGCGGGGCAATGGCTGGAAGGCTTCGTCGCAAACGATGGCAAGAAACTAACTTTTTTCGTTGAGGAAAATACTACGGGACGCGCTTATGCGCTACCCGGCGTTATTTCCATTGACAGGAATGAGGGCTTCGGTGTCATTGCCCATGAAATCGGACACAATATTGAGTATGCGCGTGGCGCTGAGGCCAGAGCGATGCGGATGGCCTTCTATGACAAACGCACGTTAGGCGATCCGGTAGAGAAACTGATTGATGTTCATCCGGGAGTTGGCTATAGGCCAGATGAAATATTCAAGCGTGATGCCTGGATGGATGACTATATGGGGCGCATCTATGAACGAGATAGCGATGACCGCGCCTCTAGCGAAATCATCACAATGGGCATCCAGTATTTGTATCAAAAGCCGGTAGAGTTTGCCGAGAAAGACCCGGAGTATTTCGATTTCATCATCGGCTATCTGAGGGGTACGCTATGATCCGTTTTTCCTTTGGCACGGGCGACGAATCTGTACAGGGAACCTATACGCCCGTCTCTGGCGTGGTCATCACGACGCCGCGCCCGGCGATTGCTGACCTAGCGGCAACGCTCCAAGCCGAGATAGAACACCTTGCCATTCATGGGCCGGATGCCATCTTAGGGCGCTATGCTGCGGCAGAGAGCGTATTGCGTCAATGGGGCGCAAGCGTGGATACAAGCCGCGTGCCGGCCTTGCGTGCGAACCGGGATTATTGACATGAGCGAAGCGCGTCCATCTTACCTGTTGAATAGTGAGCAGAAATCACCTATACTTACGACGGAGGCCGATACGATGCGCGCCGAACTGGTAGAGTTGGAACGGCGCTTGATTCCGCTCCTGATTGCGGTGCAGCGGGCGTTGGGCAAAGAGCCGAGTATCGTCACCAGGGCAAGACACAACGAACTAAAATAGCAATCATCTAATCTAATATTTGCGCTCCACACTGTTAAGTCTGCGGCGGTTGAATCCGGGCCCAAAGGGCGCCCCGTTCGCCGCCGCTTTTTTTATTCCCAAAGGAATCGACCGAGATGGCCGACGACAACACTCCGCAAGATGCGGCGCAACAACCCCAACAAGAACAACAACCCGCCTTCGAGTACGAATCGTGGTTCGGCAAGTTGCCACCCCACGAGCAAGAGGGCTTAGAGAACTACACATCCGCGCTCAAAAACGCTCTGGAGTCAGAGCGGTCGCAGCGCAAGCAATTCAGCAAAGAACTACGTGACCTGACTGCCAAAGCCGAAAAGGGTAGCGAGGCCGAAAAGACGCTGGGCGAGATGTCCAGCAGGCTTGAGCAAGCCGAGCAACGGGCGGCCTTTTACGAGGAAGCGAACAGGGCGGAGATCGCCTGTAGCAACCCACGCGCCGCCTTCCTGGTCGCATCCGCCGAAGGGCTGTTCACCAAACGCGGCGACCCCGACTGGACGGCCATCAAAGCGGCAGCGCCTGAGCTATTCGGGCGCAAGACGATTCCCAACGGCAACGCCGGCACAGGCAGCAACTCGCCGCCGGCCCAAACAGGAATGAACGATTACATACGCGCCGTAACTGGGCGCAGATAAGGAACCACTACAAATGGCCTATAACTCCGTGATTGATCGAACAGACGCTACCCCGCTTATCCCGCTGGGCGAAGCGCGTGAAATTATGAAGACGGTCGCCGAAACCAATCCAGTCTTGCAACTGGCGCGGCGCTTGCCCGATATGCCGACAAGCCGCACCAGGATGCCGGTTATGTCTGCGCTGGCGACCGCCTACTTTGTCGCCGCCGATACCGGCCTCAAGCAGACAAGCGAAATCTCTTGGGCCAATAAGTACATTGACGCTGAGGAAATCGCCGTGATTGTGCCGATTCCAGAGGCCGTCATTGACGATGCCGGTTATGACATCTGGGCGGAAGTACGGCCGGAGATTGTCAACGCCATCAACTTCGCCATCAACCGCGCCGTCCTCTTCGGTACGGGCATCCCTGCCAGTTGGACAACCAACCTGGGCGGCGCAGGCCTGCTGGCCGTGATTACCGCCGCCGGTAATCTGGTCGATTCATCCGTGCATACCGGTGACCTCTACGACGAAATCATGGGGACGACCGGCGTCATTGCCAAAGTCGAAGAGGACGGCTATATGGTCAACGGCCACATCGCCGCCCTGGCCTTACGCGGGGGGCTGCGCGGCATGCGCGAACAGATTTGGAATGGCACGGCGCTCGTTGCCGGCGGCTCGCCCATCTTCACGACCACGATGCAGGAATCGACGCGCTACGCCCTGGACGGCGCGCCCATCTACTTCCCAACCGACGGCTCGATTGACCCGGCGGTGGCGACCTTGTTTAGCGGGCAATGGGATCAACTGGTGTGGTCGATGCGCCAGGATATCACCTTCAAGATTATCGACCAAGCGGTCATAAGCGACGCCGCCGGACTGGTGATCTACAACTTGCCGCAGCCGGACATGGTGGCTTTACGCGCCGTGATGCGCCTCGGCTTTGCCCTACCGAATCCTATCAACCGCGCCAACCAGGTTGCCGCCACGCGCTTGGCTTTTGCCGCGCTGCAACCCTAATCATGGCGTCCTATACGGGCGGCAGCGGGCCGGATGATGTGCTGCGACTCAGGCGCATGGTAGCAGAGCCGACCGAGGCGATCTATACCGACGCCATCCTGACGGCGGCCATCGAACGTTATCCCGTACCTGACCCGGATGATGTCTACCCGGACGAGTACGGCTGGCTGCCTAGCTATGATCTTGCGCTTGCCGCGGCGGAAATCTGGGCAGAGAAGGCGGGCGCCGTCGCCGCCAACTTTGACTTCCAAGCCGACGGCGCCAACTTCGCCAAGTCGCAGCAGTACGAGCATTACAACCAACAGGCGCGCAAATGGCGCAGCCTACGCGTACCCGGCAACTACGAGGTCGTGACGATGCCGCCGTCTAGCACCAGCACGGTTATTGGCAACGTAAACAACCCATATTCCTATGGACTGGAGTGACCCCGATGGCAGAGCGAGAACCAAAAGAACCAACTACCAAGACCTATAAAGAGATGTCCACAGGCCGTGTCGAAACGGCGGTCGTGGGCAGCGATGTTGAGAAGGCATTGATTGAGCAGGGCTATGTTGAGATTGACCCGGAGACGGGCGAAGTCAAAGACAAAGCAGCCGCGGCCAAAGCAGCCGCCGGCTCTGTAGTGAAGCCGCTCAATCCTGACGCCAAAGTCCACACCGATGCCGACATCGCCGCAGCTAAGGCCGCTCATCCTACGCCAGAGCCACAGGCGCCCGCTGTACCTAAGAAGCTTAATCCTTCAGCGGACAAGCCGGATGCTCAGCGCGGCTGACCTGGCCTATACGCGCCAAACGCAAGGGCTGACGCTATCTGAGCGCGCCATCGTGCAGCATACGACGACGGTAAGCGACGGCATGGGCGGCGAGATCCCGGTGCTGACCTATACCGACGATGTGCCCTGCCGCGTGGCGCCGATGCGCGTACAGGCGGCAGAGGCATTGGTGGGCGGACAGCTCATGGGTCAGTTGCCGTGGCAGGTGACCTTGCCGGCGGGGACGGTCATCGATGTCAGCGACCGCCTCAACGTGGGCGGTGCGCTTAGCGGCACGCCACCGAATGAACTGGTAGAGGGTGGGCGCTGGTTTGAGGTACTCGCCATCTATGCCGCCTGGACAAACGAAACGGCTAGACAGTGTTTATGTGCGGAGCGTGAGTATGGCTAGTCGAGGTGGGACGGTAACGATTGTCTATAACCACTTTCCACGCATTACGGCCGCCATCCGTCCGGCGGTGCGCGTCATCGTACAAGAGACGCTCGCCGACATTGAGATAGGAGCGAAGATGCGCGTCCCTGTCGATACCGGGGCGCTTATGGGTAGTATCCAACCAGAGATGACCGGCGAGACAAGCGGCGCGGTCTATACCGAAATCGAGTATTCAGTCTATCAGGAATATGGGACGAGCAGGATGGCGGCAACGCCGTATATGACACCCGCCGCCGAGAACGAGCGCCGCCATTTCATGCGCAAGTTGGGCGATTTGGAGGCGAGTCTCGAATGAATGAGCCTGTCGCCGCCGACCAGTGGATCTACAGCACACTCAAAGCTGATAGCACGCTAACCGCCCTGATTGGCGGCGCGTCGAATCCGCGCATCTACAACGAGCAAGCGCCGCAGAATGGCAACACCGGCCCGATCTATCCCTATATCATCTACCAGATGCAATCGGCGGTGGACCTGATGTGGGTG